CAAGCAGCATTCCAGTCTGACATTTCAATGTCAGACGGAACTATCGTGTACCTCCCAGAAGGTTACCACTCGATCTCTGCAACCGTTGGCGGAAAGCCAAAGCGTGTTGACGTGCAGATCGATGAACGCATCGCCGCCTCGTTCACTGAAGATCTCGGCAAGAGATTTGAATCCAATGTCCGTCCATTCGCCGGATTCGACCACAAGCAAGGCCCAGCTTCATTCATTCCTAAAGAATTCCGCTACGAGTCTGGGGTAGGTCTTGTTCTCGATGTCGAATGGACGGAAGCTGGACGCAAGGCGATCGAAGGCAAAGACTACTCCTACTTCTCCCCTACTTTCTTACTTTCAGACAATGGTGTTCCATCGGGTCTTCCGCCTCGCGGCGAGATTGGCTCATTGGTCAATGATCCAGCGTTTGAAGAAATCCCGCGCATCGCCGCATCACATACAGAACCAATTATGGATATCAACCACCTAGTCGAACTGGGGCTTGTCGAAGCGAGTGAATCGCCAGAAACCGCCCTTGAAACCGCCGAAGCAGCACTCGCAAATCTTCGCGAATCTGTTCTCAATGCAGAAACTGTCGAAGCAGCATCTGTTGAAGCCGCTAATGACTACTCCTCGATGAAGGAGAAGTTCATGGCACTTGAAGAAGAGAACGCTGCCCTCAAAAAGCAACTCTCCTCGAAAGCATCCGCTTCCGCTGAACACGCTATCGAAGAAGCCATCAATGCCGGTCGCATTGCTCCTCAAGACGAAGATGCCAAATCATTCTGGCTGAATTCGATCCTTGCTGACGAAAAGGCAATCAAGGTTCTTGCATCGCTTCCTGGTAAAGAAGCCCTCACCGGCAACACGATCCTCGCAGGTCGTACCGAGGATGCACCTCAACTCTCCGGCATGGCTCGCGTCGAAGCTGCCATCCGCGCTCAATCTCAATCCTAATATATAACTCACATGGCTAATAACCTTACCCTACTGGATCTCGCCAAGCTCAACTCTGCTGACATGGCAGTTGGCTTGATCGAAGAAGTCGCCACCGTCGCGCCAGAAACCACGATCATCCCTGCTCGTACCATTCCTGGCACTTCCTACAAAATCTCCGCTCGTACCGGTCGTCCAACTGTCGCTTTCCGCGCACTGAACGAAGGTACGGACGCAACCAAGTCCAACTTCACCGAGCGCACGATCGAAGCATTCCTTCTTTCCGCTCGCGTTGAGTGCGACAAAGCTGCCGCCAATGCCTACATCGACGGTGCAGTTGCCTATCAAGCACTTGAAGCTCGCGGCGTGATGGCTGAAGCCCTCTACAAAGTGGGTCAACAAACCATCTACGGAACCGCTCAAGACGGCAAGGGCTTCCCTGGTCTTCAAGCACTCGTCAGCACCCTTGGTGGTGTTGTTGTGAATGCAACCGGAACCACCACTGCAACCGGTTCGTCCGTGTATGCGATCGCTGCTGGCGCACAAGGCGTTCAATACGTCTACGGTCAGAACAGCACGATCGACCTGAGCGCATTCCGCGAAGGTGATGCTTCCGATGGCTCTGGCAAGCGTTTCGCTGCTTACATCGCTGACCTCACCGCATGGGTTGGTCTTCAGTGCGCCAACAAACACGCTGTTGGTCGTATCAAGAACCTCACCGAGGATTCTGGCAAGGGTTGCACCGACGCTAAGTTGCTCGACCTCCTTCGCCAATTCCCAGTTGGTGTCAAGCCTACGCACTTCCTGATGAGCCGTCGTTCGGCCTATCAGCTTGCAGTCAGTCGTTCGATCACCGCATCGACCAAGCAAGAAGCCTTCAGTGGTCTTCTCAATGGTCTTCCAACTGAATCGTTCGGAATCCCAATCATCGTCACCGACTCCATCGCTGACAACGAAGCAATCGCCTAATTCTAAAAGAACACCTATATGGCATACGAATTCAATCGCAATATCCAAGACGCTGCTTTCACTAGCACCGTCGCAATCGCTCAAGCTGGAGCAAACACCGCCACTTTCGACCTCGAGCAGGTTACCGGTGGCGATGTAGAGAAAGTCGTTTTCGAACTTTCCGCCCCAGTTGCTGCTGGCATCTCCGACACTAAAGTTGTTACCTACACTCTGAAGGATTCTCCAGATGGTATCACCTTCACTGTTCTTGATCCTAGCATCGCCACGACCCAGACCGCTTCTGGTGGTGCTGGTATCGCTGCCAAGAGTGTCCGTTTCCGTCTTCCTCCAATCACGAAGCGTTATGTTCGTATCGAACAAACGATGACTGCTACGGCTGGAACCGTTACCGGTGACATGGTCGCAAAACTGTTGTTCTAAGAACACGCAATCGCCTCCGGTCAGGGTTTATACCTGACTGGGGGCATCTTTTTATATGGCTTGGACACTTCTTACAATCGATGGCATCAAGGACCGGCTCGCATCTGACGAGTTCGAAGCACTTCTTGCAGAATCTCCAACGCCAGAAACCAAGCTAAATGACATTCTTGGGCAGATCGCCCAAGAGATCGTCTCACGGGTCAATGCAGGGCGTAGGAAGCGAGGATTGGTCCAAGTGTCCAATACTGGACTCTACGTCCCTCCTGGGGCGCACAGACACGCCTACTCGCTCGCTCGTCGTCTCCTCTCGGAGGCATTCCCATCGCTCGCTGAGTTCAATGGCGAGGATCGCAAGATATCGGTTGAATCCGCTGAGAACTACTTGGATGACCTTTCCAAGAACGATGCAGACTCGGATGACGCTGGATCGTCCGCATTCGCCAATTCCAACTCTTCCGCCTTCCGATACGGTGGAGCGGCACTCATGGACTTCTCAACTGCGCCATGACCATCATTCGCCAAATTGTAGAGAGCATTGCGGAGACGCTTGCAACTCACGATTATTTCCGCG